TTTTTGAAATATCCTTCACCTCTATTGATAATAGACAATTTAGAAATTTCACCAACAGTATATGTATTTGCGCCAGAGGTTACTATATATGTGTTTGCGAGTTCAGAAACTTCAAAAAGAAAACCAGTGCCACCAGTTCCGGTGTTGTTAATTATTGCTTCAGTATTTAATTGATAACCATGTCCAATTGTATTTACTGTTAATGCACTAATTGGTGATTCTTTAATTGATGAAACTATAGCTTGTGCGTCTGAACCATCACCAGTAATTGTAATAATATCGCCGGCTTCATATCCAGAACCACCATCAACAATTGTAATACTTGACACAATACCAAAAATTGTTGTAGATAAATCTTCGTCATCAATGTCAACTATATCTTCACCGGCAGTAAATGTGCCGCTGACAAGTTTAAGTGTCATTTCAGCAATTTCTACTGCACCAACAAAGAATTTTTTAATGTCAATTACGTTTGCAAGAACACCAGAAGTTTCGCCACGAATAGTTTTATTTAAGAATAAGAATATATCTCTAGCGTCGGCTGATACTGCAATCGTTCTAATAATCTGAGTCTTTTCAAAATTACCATCCGACACCCGAAGAATGTCAGTTCCTGGATAATAAAATTCAATTTCTTCATCGTATAATAATTTAAACAAAAAGCGATAAGATTGTTCATTACTTTTAGATTCAAAAAAATCTTTGAAGTATTGTGCAACTAATCTTTTATCTCCATAATATGTTATTGGAATACTAGGATACAATTCTTCTTTAAGATAATCAACATATTTGTCAATAGATGTTTCAAGCGTTTTATAATTTAATAAATTGCCAGAGGCACGTCCAACATTATCTTTGATTGTGCTAAGAGTTGCAGTCGCAATTGATGTTTGCCCATTGATGATTTCGCTATAATTAAATATTGTTCTTGATACTAATTGAACTATAATAGAATTTGTTTTAACTTCTACAATTGTAGCTGATGCACCAGAAGACGCACCAACAACAGTTTCACCTATTACAAAAGTTCCAGTTTTACTTGTTAATGTTAATGTTGTAGATTGCATCCACTCATAGTATGCTTTTATGAACAGCAAGAATCGTTCCGTATCAACGGAAGAATTTTCACCTATAAATGAGCCCACATTTAATGAAGGCTTGAAAAATGCATCACTCATTTTTTTATCTGCTTACTAAACTAATTGTTTTATCATCAACCATTGTGACTGTAATGTCTGCATCTCTAATTGCAATAATCTGACCTCTTAATGGAAGAATGTCTTTATCTTGAGGTGTCGCAGTTATTTTTAATGTTGTGCCGCCATCATTGAACGCAGTTGGCGCAAAACTTGTTAGGATAATTTTGCCTGTGATGTAGTTAATTGTTCCAGCATTAATAGATACTGCAATATTTTCAATACCCAATTCTCTGTAGATACGAATTATGCCATTATTATCTTCTAAAAAACAATTTGAGAATCCACCCAAAGTAAATGCATTGGATGTTATTTTATTACCAACACCAAATGGGTGAGTTGTTGGTCTGCCATTTGTTGCATCGTCAATTGCATTTGAGAAATTGATATCATATCGTGTACCCACACCCAACTGAACGTCACTTTCTTTTCGCATTTGTGCTGTAGTCAGGCTACTTAATATTGATCTTTCGGAAACGTCAATCAGCCTAGATAATTTAGAATATCTAAAATATTTTGAAAACTGATTGATTTCATCTGTATTGTATGTTTCAATTGTGGTAATTACCAGTTGTTTAATTTCATCAGAAGTTGATATTGTTGCATCAGATTGATATTTCACAGTCGTATCAATAACAATGAATATGTATTCAGGATCAACAATTTCTGTAGATATAGTTAAAACTTTTTTAGGTTTAATTACTGAATTAATTAGATTGAGTTTTTCTGTTGCAGTTAGCACATCACCAGTTATTGGTTTAATTGCGATAAACACTTTTCCAAATGTTGGTGGATCATTATCTTCACCACCCCACACAACGCAAGAATCTACTGTTGCTTGCTGTAACATTAACGTTTTGTAATCATCGGCTGTCACTACACGGTTCTGTGCTTCATATGATTTTGGTGCGTTAAATTTAATTTTACTAGTTGTTTCTCTGTCTGCACCACCAGCTGCTGGATCAGATGCAACAAAGGCAATTGTTGTCACGCCAGCAATAGCATCTGCATATGTTAATGTCTGAATGTCATTTGCTAATATGCCGTTAGAAACAAGATATTCAAGTATAACAATATTGCCGGCATCTAATGCAACACCAAAAACACCATCACCAAACTTAATTTCAAATTGTCCGTCTTCAACTTCTTCAATGTAATAAACTCTAGTTGTAGATGTAACTTCAACTAAATTAGTAACTTTTGAAAATGTTCTTGTTGTGCTGTCAACTGAAGAATTCAAAACACTAACAGTCAGTGTTAATGTGTCAATATTTTTATTTGGAATCAAAAATCTTTGATCTGCATCATTTAAATTCACTGTATATCTTCTATTGATATAACGTCCTTCTTTCAAAGACATTGCGCTACTATAAACACCACTTGCTGATGCTATAATAACCGAACTTGTATTCAAGAAGTTGTATGTTGTTCCGTCTACTGTCCCTGTGAAAGATGTATATGCAGGAATAGTTATACTTACCGGAGAACTGGTAAGTGTCAACGTTGCAGTTCCACTAATAGATGCAGATGTGACTGAACGTGGTGTATAGTTTAAAGACTTTGCTAAGTTAACAATTGAATTTCTTTTTTGTGCTGTCGGCAAGAATGCTTCAGCGGCTACCATGTTTAGGTAGAATGAATTATAGTATGTGTTATAAGCTAATAGATCAAGCAAAACATTAAGTCCAGAACCTTCAAAGTTATAATCTCTGAATTGATCTTGTGCTTGCAAATAAGATTTAAAATTGGTTTTAATTCCTTGAAAATCTAATGCATCTATTTTTAAATTATTGTCCGATGCCATTATGCTGTCCTTTTGACTGTTGTTTGTAGTCCTGAAATACCAGTTGCATTTTTAATGGAATATTCCAACTTGATATCAAATCCGTCATCCGAGTAGTCTACTTTTATGTCTTTTAAAGTTATACGCTTTTCATATTTCTCGATATCAATTTTAAGACTGTTTCTAAGTTCATATAATGTAAATGCGCCATTTCTAGAAAACAAATAATTTTTAACACTACTACCGTAATCAGGCATAAATGGTCGTGTGCCTTTTTGTGTATTAATTAAATTAGACAAAGACCTTCTAATTGCAACTTCATTTGTAATGGGACGAACATCACCTGTCACAGGATGAGGTGTGAAATCTAAAGGTAAATCTTTATAGAAGATGATATCGGCCATTTTTTTCTTTTATTTATGTATGTTATTCTGCCGTTTTGGCATCTTGAATTTCTTTTCTTCGTTCTTTTGCAACTTTAGTAAACTCTGCTAATGCTTTTCTTGCTCTAGTACCAGCTGCTTTGTTTCCTTTTTCGTCAAACTTTGCGCTTTCTGCAAGATATGATTCAAATAAATTTACTAAGTTTTCGTGATTCGTCATTATTATTTCCTTATAAAGTGTTGACATTTGCTTGACAGTATGCTATATTACTGTGTAGACTGTGATTTTAGATATCTGTTATAACTGTGATTGCTGTATTGGGCACTAATGCAGTTGTCGGATTATTCAATCTGTCTTCAATTGTTGATATTCTTAAAACAGTTGTCGGATCATTCAATATGTCTTCAATTGTTGATATTCTTAAAAGCAATGCATTAAGTGTAGTGGTATTTGCACTATCAGAAAAGATTAAATTTTCTGCTCCGTTGATAGTAATAGTTTTATCTGAAGTAATTGTACTATGATTGTTTGCAACAATATTTATACCGCCCGAAGATCCGAGTTTAATGCTTGAACCGTTTGTGTCCCATAAAATATCACTTTTATTAGATACGTTTGCAAAATTTCTAGTTAAACTTGGTGCAGTACCAAAATACTCTACTGCTGCTTGTGGAATTGCAGGAAGATATCCTAAAATTGCAGGCTCTTGTGCAGATAGCGCATCTAAGAAGAAACCAAAAACCCATTCACCAACTCTTGGTGTTCCGTAAAGATTTGGTGTATTCAAAGGATGAATAGATAAAGCAAATGGCAAGTCTTCGGTCGGAACTAGATTAGTTGACTTTGCAGGATGATATCCAAAGCATCGCACTTTGCATCTACCGAGCGTCAGAGGATCGTCAATATCTTCAACAACTCCAATCCACCAAACAAATCCATCTTGTCCAATAAAATTTCTCATCAATTATCCCATGTTCTTGAAGTACTGAATTTCTTTTTCTTGTTGAGCAATCCATTCATCTGATGGCTTACCTTCACCTTTGTAATAGCGCAATGGTCTACCAGTTTTCTTAGAAACTAACGCCCACTTGCCATCTACTTGCTTAAGTGTCTCAATCAATTCTGGACCAAAAACTTCTTCTTCCCATTCTTCTCGCGAAAGATTAATGCCCTTTATTAATTCTTTAAACTTTTTCATAACTTGTCTAACTCTGATGTGTCTACTGCGCCTGGAGGAACATTATTCCTAATCCAAGTCAGCAATTGTATTTTCACATCAAATTCTTTCTTAGCAGGTTTTCCTGGTTCTTTAAGCACCAAATACTTAAAGTCTTTGACAACAGGATTATCTTTCTTGTCTCTGTATGGTTTATTTGTTTTTGGGTCAAGAATAAAAATTGTATTCTCTGGATTATTTAGAATGACATAAACACCGCCTTGAACTTCTGGTGGCATAGATTTAGACACTAAGTTATATACCGTCTGTGCAGCACCCACATGAGTCGCAAACAAAATATCTTCTGGCACAACTCTAGACCGAGTTTTGTTATTCTTTATTGCAATTTGGTAATTTGTGAGAACCCAAGATACATGAATATTTTTTGCTTCATACCCCGCAGCAAACAGTTTCGGCAAAACATCTGTCATGTCTGTGACTTCTTTGAATGTGCTATCAAAGATAAGATTTGGCAATTGACCCTTTTCAGCGCCAGTAAGCATTAAATCTAATGTCTTGTTTTTTACGTCAGTTGCACGAATAAGAATGTGTAAAATATAAACATGACTTGGCGTTTTCAAATCTAATTGATTCATCTTTAAATTCTTGTCAAGCAATTCTCTTTGAATAAGTTCTTTGTCTTTTTCAGAAATCTTGTCGCCATATTTGTTTAACAAATCTTGAGTTGTGAATTTACCAAGCGCATCTAACTTTTGAAATGCAATCTTCAATTCATCAACATCACGCACTTTAAACTCAGACCCTTGCATAAAGTGTTTAATTGCAAATCCTTTACCCGAACCCGCACCGCCAGCAAGAAACACAATCTGTCCATACTTTGCGCCATTGTTATATAGAATTTGTTTCTCTATAAGCTGAAATGCTTTGTAGTCTTTTAAATCTACATATTCTGAAAATTTTAGTTTCATCATGGTATTAGGCCTTTTCTCCAGTAATTATCAACTATTGCTGTTGATGCTGTGTTATTTCTATGTCTTCTGTTTGGTAAAAATGATTCAATTTGAGCTGATCCAAGTCCAGTATTAAAATCATAAGGCACAGATCCTCTAGTTAATTCCAATGATTTTGTATATGCACCCAATGAAATTTTATGAACCACTGACACAACAAAGTATTTACCAGAATAAATTTTATCGTTGGGTGGACTTGGATTTAATGGATCTGCCAACTTTTCAAAAGAACTGGGAATCGTAAAATTCACAATGTGTCCAACACCAATATTATTTTTACCACCCTCAATCTCAAGGCCAATTTGAAATAGATTTTTGCTCAAATGCCCGTAGATATTATTTGCAAGCCATGCATCTCTGTTTACTGAATCATTTAAAGATGATACAATTAATTTTCTTCCTGGAGTTTCTCCAGCAATATCATCATATCTAGAAAAAATATTAAAATTATCAATCGTTTTAAATGAGTAAAAATCTGTGCTTTCATTTTCACCATTTGCATACGACAATTTCTTCATTGCATGTGTTCTTGATATTGGATCAATTGACGTAATCGTTGTGTTGTAAAGTCCCAATAACA